TCTGCTTGTCATCAATGGGCGAGCCGGTTGTAAACACGCTTGACGGTGCAGCCATCGACGCTCAGATGGCCGGTGACCTCATCGATGAAACCGCCCGATCTGTGCAAGGTATGGGCTGGCACTGGAACCGTGAACGTCACACACTAACCCCTAACGTCTCAAAAGAAGTCGTTCTCCCTGCAAACACTATTCGCGTGGATACGGTTGATGATAGCAAATCAGTCAACGTAGTTTACCGCAACGGGAAGTTGTTTGACGTAGAGAACGCAACATTCCAGTTCGATCAGACAGAACTGAAGCTAGAGATTTATGTAGTCCTTCCTTTCGAGCAGCTACCTTTTGCTGCCAAGCAGTTTATCACTGCTAGAGCATCCCGCCTGTTACAGACCCGTTTACTTGGTTCAGACACTCTGAACAAGTTCAACACTGCTGACGAACAGCGAGCGTGGGTAGCACTCATGCAGGAAGAGGCTGAGACGTATGACGGTAATATGCTGACTGATTCTTGGTCCACACAGTCAATAATTTCACGAGGATATTTCGCTAGAGGAGCTTACTAATGTCTTTGCTGGCTGGAACGATCCCTAACCTTGTTGGCGGTATCTCTCAACAGCCGCCTGCTCTTCGCCTCACTACAGCTTGTGAAGACATGACTAACGCTTGGCCGTCTATCGTTAACGGCCTACAGAAACGCCCTCCCACCGAACATGTAGCCAGTCTAGGATCAGCTTTTTCTAGTGGAGCTACAGGGTACATGATTGAGCGTAATGATGATTACAGGTATTTAGCTGTAGTTGAAAACGGTGACGTTCGCGTTCTCAATCTTAACACGGGAGTTTTTGAAACTGTTAGCTTTCCAGACGGTAAATCCTATCTTACAGCTAGCTCTCCTGTTGATTCTTTTAGATTTGTTACTTTTGGTGACTATACATTTATTGCGAATCGTAACGTAACTGTAACAACAAGTGCAGTTGCTGAGCCTGTTGGTGGAGCTACTCGTAATGATCCGACAGATGAAGCTACGGTCTACGTTACTGTTGCTGCATACAACACTTATTACTCTGTGTACGTAAACAACACTCTTGTTGCATCAGTCCTGTCCCCTCACGGTGGATCAGGCGCTAACGCTATTGAAGATACAAGTCAGATAGCCACAGAGCTTTATAATCTCCTTACGTCTACATCTGCTATTGGTACGCCTACCTCTTATTCTACCTCTCCTACTTTTCTCTCTAGTGGTCACGGCGCATCCGTTTACTCTTCAGGGCCGGGTTACACTGTGACACGGACGGGTTCAACCCTTACCATCGAAGATTTAGGAGCTGCGAACGACATTAGCGTTCAAGGCGGCTCTGGCGATAAGAACATGAAAGTGTTTAAACGTAGCGTTCAGTCATTTTCTGACCTTCCTCCTACATCTCCCGAAGGACGTATTGTTCGTGTAGCTGGTGACTTGGAGCAGCAAGGCGATGACTACTATGTTGTTTACAAGGATGGCTTGTGGGTAGAAACTCTAGACTGGGATCAAGGTGAGCAGATCGATGTATCTACAATGCCTCACGTTCTTATCAACAACGGTGGAGGCTCGTGGACGTTCCAAGAACACAATTGGCACGGGAGAACTGTAGGTGATACAGAAAGCTCGATTAACCCCTCGTTTGCAGGGCTAACCATCAACGACATTTTTGTATATAGTAACCGTCTAGGAATGCTTTCCGACGAAAACGTTGTCCTGTCAGAAGCAGATAACTTTGAAAACTTCTACAGGACTACTGTTGCACAGGTACTAGATAGCGATCCAATAGATATTGCTGTGCTGCATAACAATGTAGACATATTGTACCACGCAATTCCGTACAACCGTGATCTTCTTTTAATGTCTCAAAAGAACCAGTTCAGGCTAACGTATCAGAATTACCTTGGGCCTACGACGGTTAGCATTCAGTATCGTACAGCATTCAATGTCAACACTCGCGTAAAACCTATAAACGTTGGTAACTCTGTTTACTTTGTTGACGACAGAGATGACAAACCGTTTGCGGCTTTGTACGAATACTTCCCTACAGATAACGCTACGCAAGATGATGCTGAGAACGTGTCCGCTGCTGTTCCTGAGCTTATCCCTAACAACATTCAGTTCACAACTGCATCAAACAGCTCAGACGTACTAGCTATCTACAGTACTAATGACCCTACCTCGTTGTACTTCTACAAGTTCTTTTGGGCAGGTAACAAGAAAGTTCAAAGCTCGTGGACTAAGTGGTCATTTCCTGACGCACTTAACCTACACTGGGCAGGCTTCTCAGGCTCTGATCTGTACGTTGTAGTCGAAAGAAGTTATGGTGAGTATCTTGAAAAAGTTAAAATCGAAGATGACGTGTTTGATAATTCTACAAACTACACTCTTCTAATTGACAGATACGCCCAGCTTTCCGGAGGAGCTGCTACATACGATTCCGTAAACGATATTACTACTATTACGTTGCCTTATTCAACAGACGCAACAGTTGAAGTCATCAGCAACGATCCGTTAAACAATATCTACGGTATTCGTCATGTAGTAACACGTATCAACGCTTCCGAGGTATCAATTCCCGGCGATTACTCTTCATATACTAACTATGTAGGCATCGCTTACGAGAAGTCTTTCGAGTTCTCTACAATCTATGCTAAACAAACTCAGGGTGAAGGGCAGGTAGCCATCCTAGACGGTAGGTTGCAGCTTCGTTACCTTACATTGGAACATCACGATTCAGCCTACTTCACAACAGAGGTGATTACTCCCGGCAGGGATGTAGCTACGTCAACATACGTAGGAACG